TAGTTGTTGTATGCTTACTTCTAAATCAGGTTGGAACATAACATCATGTGGTAGTCCTAACTGATTAATATAGTAGCTCAGTCTGTTGTTTAAGAATATCAAGTTCTGTTCAATAATACGTTTTCTAACAAAACTATCCTTGTTTGTCAACAGTTTATATAGAAAGTCTTGATGTTCACGTACTTTTACCAATTGATTCATTGTGTCCCAATTGACTTCTTGTAATCCTTCGTTACGCATTTGATCTATTTGTTCACCATATGGATCACTTGTATCTTGCAGTTTAACTATTTCTGCACGTAAAGTTGTTAGTGTGTTCTGATGTTGTAGAGCCTCTGCTAACGTGTTATAGTGTGTTACTGGCATTTGTCCTAACGTGCCAATATTTGTGATAACAGTATTGTGTTCTTGTTGCTGTGTTTGGTTTTCAATTATATTAGTTCTAGCATCGCCGAGTTGCTCTTCTTTGTTACGCAATATTTGTTCTTGACTGTCATCATGCAGATCCTGTCCACAAGCATGACACTTGTGATCCTTTAACAGTTTGATTTCATTTTCTAGTTTGGTTATTGTTCTATCATACTTTTTGTGATCTTTTACAATGCTATCCAGCCAACGTTGTGTTTCTGTGAGTTTGTTATTGTTTGTGTTCCATTCTTCGAGTGCTGAATGTTTAGCAACTTCATCATCGATATCCAGTTTTTCCATCACTGATATTTCTTTTTCAATGTCAACTATGTCATCATCACGTTTTTTAATCCACATACGTTGTCGACGTTCTATATCAGCAATGCTTTTTTCAAAACGTTCATTGGCTTCTTTGACAGCTGATATTTTTATTTCTTCTTCTTTGATGCTGTCACGTATAGTTTTTTGTTGTTCTTTTAATCGTTCTGCTTTTTCTGTAAGCATTGTGATACCCAACAACTGTTCAATGATATCTCGTTGATCGTTGTTCTTCATGCTTAGGAAAGGCTCTGTGTATGTGTTGAGTGCCACAATATGTTTGAACATGTCATGACTCATTCCTAACAGTTTGTCAATGACTTTCTGTGTTTCTCTACCTTCGCCTTGTTGTTCATCAGTAGCTTCATCACCTGATTGTTGATTCTGTACATAGAATCTAAAGAAACGTGGGCTACGACCTCGTTCTACTCTGTATTCAACACCGTCTTTTTCAAACTCAACAGTAACAACCATGTGTTTACTGTTTGTTTTATTAATGAGATTGTCTTTCTTAATGTTGTACAGAGCCAGTCCATACAGACTGTAGCTGAGTGCATTGATAATAGTGGTTTTACCAGTACCATTACGAGAGCCATCTCCTCCCAAGTCCAAATTGTTGCCCAACACTAATGTAAGGCCACTACGATCTATATGAACAGCCTGAGTGACATTGCCGACACTCATGAAGTTCTTCATTGTGATAGTTTTTAATTTAAGCATTCAATCCTTGATATATATCTACTAATAGTTTCTTGTCAATAAACTCACTGTCAACCTGTTGTAATTGATTATACACTATTTGGTCAACACTTTCAACCTCTATATTTGCCTCTTCTGCCCAGTCTACAGCATGATCATCACGTTTAACTGGTACTAGACTGAATTCACGCAGGTTATAATCCTTTGTGAGTGTTTCTTTAAGAAAGTTTGCTTCTTCGTAACTTACATTAACGTCCATGGACACACGAGCATATACATTGCTATCCAAGTATTGTTCTGGTTTATCTACTAATTGACTCAATGGAATAGTAATATACTTGGGTCCGTCATAGTTTACATACTCAGGCTCACTACCCCAATCTAAAAACATAGCACCACGATCATGATCCCAAGCATCTGCATAGTTGTGTCCAAATGGTGAACCCAAATAGTGTACATTCTTTTTGCTTTGTCTTTTATGAAAGTGTCCTGAAAACACATATTCAGGATGTGCAAAATCATCTGCTTTCAATTCTCCATGATCAGGCATGTCTACCATAGCATTCATTTTAAAGTAGGGCAACTCAAAATGTCCAAACACATAGCGTGATTTGATCTTCTTCATGTTTTTCCATTCATCGCCTACTAACCACGGAACTAATGCAACACCGTTTTCTTCCAGCATTACATCATTTACCATGTGTACATTATGATGCAGACCTGCGTAAGGCATACTATTAATTTCACGTTTTTCTCTGTAATACAAATCATGGTTACCCATAATCATGTATACATTTTCAAACGTTTCTGCTAAAAAGCCTACGTTGCTCACACTATAATTTAATGTGCTTGTGTTTAGTGTAGCTCTATGGTGATGCCAATCACCTAAGAATATACAAGTTTCTGCCCCACGTTTTTTACTTTCTGCACAAAACCATTTAACAAATGCTTCACAATCGTTGTTGTAAGTTCTATTGTTATTTTTTTGGCCAAAGTGAATATCCGTGAAGCACGCCACTTTATTAAAAAATTGCATACTAACCCTTTGCGTTTAACTTTGTGTGATCATCTAGTTCTTTCATTTTCATTTCGTGTTCAATTTGTCTTGTCCAGCTAGGGTTTTGCCCAGCTTCAATTAACAAGTCATCTCTTATGTTTTGATTACGTTTTTCTAAATTTAGAACTCTTGTAAAGCTATTTGTAATGGCGGCTGTATAATATGCAAATGGATTCTGTGATTTGCTTTCATCAAACTGCAATCCTATCTGAGATAGTTGCAATAGTGCCTGTGAACGCATTTCATCTACATAAGTGTATCCACGCCAGTTACTTCGCATACTGTAACGGTGACACAACATCATAAACATCTTTGCTAGTTTAGGTGTTATAGTTCCATGATCTACACTAAAATGTCCATTGCCCAAGCCACCTTCCCAGTGACTACGCAACACTTCGTCCCATTCTCCGTCATTAAGTTTAACATGTTTAAATGGAGGATAGTTACATCTTGAATGATGATCAGCTACAGTTTTTGGTTTGTTTTTTCTTTGTTCCAGTGGTATATGATCAAACGTCATAACTCGTAAAACTAGATCTTCGTCTTTGATTGACTTTGGATCTACATTGAATTGATTTTGTTTAGGCCTTTGACTGCGTTTACCATTGTTTATTTCCCAGTCTAACATGGCTTCTTCATACATACGTTTCTCTTGCCTCGTAGCACGATTCTGCCTTGCTTCTTTCAAAACACTTTTGGTAATCTTATCGTCTTTGCCTATGATGAGATCATATACTGTATTTTCTTCATCTTGAAACCAACAAAAACTCAATTTGCTTTTGTGAATCTCTGCTAATAGGTCTTTGTTGTTTAAATAATTTACTCTTTTTGCCATTGAACCTCTTTCGGATTTATGTTAGTATAGTATGTCTGCGAACAAAAGTCAATGGTTTTTCTGCAGGCTAAATACAAGTAACAGAGGTTTTGTATGAGATTTAGTGAAATAACAGAAGCAGTAGCAGACAACATCGCAGTTTTTTACGGTGGTCGTTTTCAACCTATGCATATAGCACACCAACAAGTTTATGATCATCTAGTATCTAAGTTTGGGACCGCTAATGTATTTATCGCTACAACTTTCAGTCAAAAAGCACAAAAGGCCCATGCTATGAAAGACTTTAGCAGTGATCCTTTTACATTTGATGAGAAGAAATCAATCATGTCCAAAATGCATGGTATACCTGCAGACAAGATCATTGACACCAATCCATACAGGCCAGAACTAGCAAAAATAGGCAGAGATCCAAACAACACGGCAGTGGTTGTGGTGTATAGTGCAAAAGATGCCGGAAGGCTAGGCACTGGTGGTGTGTTGCAACCATACAAAGACGGCGAATTACAACCAGCCAGTGATGACAGAGCATATGTTTATGTTGCTCCTGAAATGCAGGGTGGCATGAGTGCTAGTGATTTTAGATCAGCAATGAGCGATCCAAACAACACAGATCAAGCAAAAGCACAGGTGTTTAAGAAATTCTTTGGCAAATTTGATGATGGTGTTTACAAATTTATAGATGGAAGATTAAATGCAAACTGATACCAGACCTACACTTAGACCTAAAGGCTCTGGCGATTTATTATTCCAAGGGCCAGCTGAAGCATTAAAATCTGCCACTGGTCGAACAGGTTCTATGGTATTTCCATACACGCCAACCATTACATATCAAAGAAGTGCTAACTATGGAACCTATGAACTACCTCATACAAACTATCAACCAAAATATTATGTAAGCACTGGTTCACCTACCTTACAGGTAACAGGTTTGTTTACCAATCAAACAGAAGATGAAATACGTTACACACAAGGCTGTTTGCATTTTTTAAGAATGGCAAGTTTAAGTCACTTTGGCGAACAAGATCCACACAGAGGAACACCACCTCCGGTAATGTTGTTTAGTGCCTATGGTGCAAATCAGTTTAATAATTTTTCTTGTGTGATAGGAAACGTTTCTTATACACTAGACAGCGAAGCAGATTATCTCGAAGCAGGTACTTCTTCTTCGGGTGGTGCTCAAACAACTACACTTGGTGGTATTGGCGGAAGCAGTACTGTGATACTGCCTGCACAAATGTTTATTGCTATTGACTTAATACATCAACCAGATCTTCTAGCAACAAGAAAAGATTTTACTGTTGCTGAAATGGCATCTGGTAATTTACTCACTAGAGGATTTATATAATGGCATCAGTATATAGAAACGACAGTCATTTAGCAAACACACGAGTTAATTCAAAGTTCACCGAGTTGTATGAACCAGGCAATGAATTTTTTACAGCAGATACCACAGAACATGAAATTGAATCTAAACACAATCAAAGACCTGACCTGTTAGCATTTGAATTATATGGCAATCAAAGACTGTGGTGGTTGTTCATGCATTTCAATCCAAACATTATAAAAGATCCTATCATGGACTTCACAGCAGGCAAAACCATAATAGTTCCAGTAGCACAAGGTGGCTCAACTGATATGAGGATGTAGTTATGAGTCACGCATGGTGGCATATATGGGGCGGTAACAAATCAAATTCAGGAACAACCGCTGATGCAGATCCCAAAAAGAACATAGGCTATGGTAAAGGCCAATATCATCCTGATACTGGCATGCTTAATACTGGCATAGCAATAATGGACGATGAGGCGTTTTATAGTGGTGCGGGCAATATGTTTCTTAAAGACCAAAATGAGCTTTCTTTACAAATAAAAGAAGATGCCGCCCTTCAAACTGGTGGGCTCGATCAAGGATCCAGCACATCTATAGATATGGAAACTTTGTATAAAAACAATCGTGTACTAACAGTTGGCAATGGTGTTGATAATATCGCGATAGATCCATACGAGTTTGAAGACGAATTTAAGTCTGATTCACAAATTGCAAACCTTTATGGTGAGAGATTTGACGGCACCCTTGAGACAATGAACCAACGAGGATACAGACACAGACAGAAAAAAGCTCCTGCTGAAGAACCATTTATGATAGGCGATTGGGAAACAAATAAACTAAATGATCTAGATAATCCAACATACCATTTAACATTGTATATAGATAACAAACAACATGTCAACAGAGAAATGCATGAAAGACAAGGTGTTATCATTGCTGAAACAGGTTCAACCACATATTTTCACATTGATAATTTAGAAATCTCAACACCTTGCGGAGGATCACATGCTGTCACAAACATAGCACCAGAATTAACATGGACCATCACAGAACCCAATGGTGCGGCATTTTTTCCCAAGCTGATGGAAATATGTGAAAAAAAGGGAATACCTACAGTAGCTGAGGCCGGCTATGCACTTGAATTAAGATTTAAAGGCAGAGATAAAATAACTGGTCAACCCAAAACATCTAATCAAAAATGGGTCTACAAACTTTCAGTCACTGATGTACAAACCAAACATGGCATTGATGGTAGCACATATAATTTTAGAGCAGTTCATTTATCAGACACCGCGGCAAAGGCCTCATGGAACAATCCAAACGAAACAATTACAGTTACACAATGTTCTACACTAGGTGAAGCAATGAAAGGACTAGAAGAACAGCTTAACAAATATCACAATAGGCATGCATTAAAAAGTTCTTCTAAACCAGACACAGTAAAAATAACTTTGATAGATCGTGGTTGGGCATCATGGAAACTTAAACCACCAACAGGAAGTTCAACCAACACAAACAAACCTGAGAAAAGCGACTGGACATTAGATGCTGGTAGTTCTGTTAAAGATTTTATAACTAAACTTATTTTACACACACAAGAAATGGAAGATAGATTAGACGAAGCAGGTGTGGATATTAAAATTGACACAAGAGACAGAGTTGATCATATTAAAGAGTTTTACATCAAATATTTTAAAGTTAAAACCACTGTAAAAATTGGCAGTCTATGGAATGACTCAATGAAAAAGTTCAACGAAGATTGCGAATATATTATATTTCCTTTCAATGAACCTCCACCAGAAAAACAAGCTCGATTTGAACAAATTGCAGAAAGCATAAAATTACAAAGACAAAAACTTGCAAAAATAAAAGAATTAGATATAATGACAAAACGCTATGATTATGTGCATACAGGATTAAACACAGAAGTAATACAGTTTGATGCAACATTAGACATGGCATTTTTTCAACCTGAAGTAGCATATGGTGGTAAGACATCCTACAACGTGAAGGCAAAGAAAGCAGATATACCTGAAGATCCTAGTGATATTGATCCTTCATCAGAATCTGCTATACTGGCAAAGCTACAAGAAGACATTGATAGAGCTTTAAAGATAAGAACCAAATATGGCAATCTAGAACAAGAATTAATAGGAGAACAAAGTAATCCAATGCGGCAGGATCCGGTCCTGCAGGGTCAAATTGCTAAAAAAATTAAAGACGCTCGAAAGAACGTTGAAAAAGCAGACAAACAATTAAATGCATTATCTAATATAAAAGCTCAAAGATTACGATTTGCTTATGAAGATGCTTTAGGTGTAACCGAACAGGGTGATACAACCTATCTAGGTGATATTAATGTTGGTGGTGATCAAAATGTTACTAGGAAATATCTTCCTACCTATGCAAAGCGTACCACACAAGTTGATAATGGTGCTTTGATGGAAACAGCAAAACAAAATTTAGAAAATACCAGTGGTGATATGCTTAACATAGAAATAGGCATTAAAGGAGATCCTTATTGGTTAGGTGCACCAGCAACAGGAACTGGTTGGGAAAAACAAGAAAGGCCAGATGGTCGCACATTTAAAATTGTAGAACGAGGATTGGTAGATTATGATATTGGTCCTCCTGTATTTTTGTTCAGCATGTTTTTTCCAGATCCATTACATGGTAACAAGCCATACTTTAATAAATTGTATTCAGGTGTGTATAAAGCCATGACAGTAATACATCAATTTCGCGGAGGACAATTTACACAATTTCTTACAGGTGTTAGAGATACAGCTATTACAGAACCAAATGTAATCATGCTAGTAAATGCATTAAAGCCATCAATGGTTGGCAAAGGCGATATAGCAAAACCAACAGACGATGGTAATGATGAAGGACTCAATGGTATTGCATCTGATGGAGCCAATGTAGCACCAGCAGGTGAAGTACCTGCTACAGTCTCTGGCAGAGAACAACAAGTGATGGATAGATTGATCAATCATCATGGACTTACACCTGCTCAGGCGGCAGGTGTTGTGGGCAACCTCAATAAAGAAAGTGCATTAAAAACTGGTGCTAGAAATCCAGGAGATGGTAACGATGGCAGTGACAGTATTGGTATTGCACAATGGAATAGCACTAGAGCAGATAACCTTAAAGCGTTTGCGGCCAGTAAAAACGTCAGTCATTTAGATTTAAATACACAAGCAGATTTTATCATGCATGAATTAAACGGCAGTGGTGCATATGGTGGTGGATCAGAGTCTGGTGCATGGAATAGATTGAAGAACGCATCCAATGAACAATCGGCGGCAGAAGCATTTACATACTATGAACGATTCAAAGATTATAATGTTGCTGGTAATCACGAAACAATATCTAGAAAATCACAAGCTAGTAGAATTTTAAATAATTACTATTCAAATCAAAATACCCAACCGGAACTGAGCTAGGATATAATAATGAGACAAAAAACAATAAGAACAAGAGATGTATCACAAGGATTTGCTGAAACCAGATTAATGGGTCATATTAATCCTCGTGAAAATGTATTGAATGGTGTGTATCTGGCAAGAGTTGTACAGAACATAGATGAAGAATACAACGGTCGTTTTAATGTAGAACTGTTAGATGATGCAAATCCTTCTAATGATCAAGGAATGAATCCAGAAGATTTAATTGGCATTAAAACTATAATTCCTACATCACCTTTTGGAGGCACAACTCGACCTGGTTCAGATAATAAACAATATACAACTAGCCAAAATTCATATGGTATGGCACCACAAGCACCTCCTATAGGAGCAACTGTATTAGTAGCATTCATCAAAGAACAAAAAGAAGGATTTCTACTAGGTGCTATTTTTGATAAAGATAGAAATTATAGTGTGCCAGGACTAGCACATGCAAAAGTTGATGAAGCAAAGAATATCAGTGCTCCATCGAGTGAACTTAATCCTAACACCAAAGACTTTAATAAAAAAATAAGAGCACCTCACCCTATGATGGCTAATATAGTTGAAGCAGGTCTAGGAGGTGATTTTATACGTGGATTGAATACCAGTGGTATGCGTAGAGATACTATTAATAATGCATTTGGATTTACAACTGCCTCCGGACACAGTATCACAATGGATGATGGCGGAGCATCAGGCACAGATCGTTCTATTAGAATTAGAACAAATGAAGGTGCTCAGATTCTGTTGCATGATGAGGCGAAAACCATATACATTGCGAATGCTGTAGGAAGCGGATACGTTGAAATTGACAATGCAGGACACATTGACATTTATGGTCATAATACATTTAGTGTACACGCCGAAGCAGGAATTAATTTTAAAACAGATGGTGCTTTTAATGTAGAAGCAGGCACTATCAATATGAAAAGTATGCAGAGTGGAATTAAAATGGAAAGTGCTACAGGCAAAATTGAAATGCATAGTGCAACTGATGTAACAATCAGTGCAGATGCAAATGGTAATCTTAATTTTGCAGGCAATCTAAAAGCCACAGCAACAAGAATTGATTGGAATGGACCTACGGCAGACAAGGCAGAAAAACCAACACCTGTTGCTCACACACAAAACACAGGCGTTAAAGAAAGTGTATCAGGTAGAGTGCCTGAGCATGAACCATGGCTTGGCAGAGAAACAAAAGCAGGACCGTCGAGTAGAGGTGCCGAATCATCCGGAGTAAGACCAAGATGACACGAATAATGTCAACCAGCACAGTTTTTCCTACAAGTTCGTTAATTGAATGGAGCGAGTTTACGATTCGTAACACACTAGATACAGCCAATGAAGAAGTTATTGAGAACAGAGAGTTGAGTGCAAAAGCTGTTAGCAGACTGTTAATGAAATACACATTTAAAATGTACACAGAAAAAGGTGTGCTTGGATACAATACTCTTGACAGCAATGAAGAATATGTGTATGGTATATCTGAAGCTGATGCATTCAGCGATTGGATTATTGGTATTAAAAGCAAGGAAAAAAGTCTTAAAAATATTTTGCCCAAAGAGTTTTACATCACTCAAGCACAATATGATGCACTAGTAATATTTTTTACTTTAACCGGACAAATTAACAAAGTACAAACAGTAGATGGCATATATGATGTCAGAACAGAAATACTTGCTAAAAATTGGGAAAAAGTTGCAAGTATGATTATCAATGACAAAAGAGATTTTAATTTAAATCAACAAGCTGGCACCATTATGATACTAGGTGATTATGGATATTTGAACAGCAGAGTTTGGTTAAGGAATCAAGGCATACAAAGATTACGTAGGAAGTATGATTATATTACATCTGGCTATAATAAAAGACAAGCAGAACACAGTTATTATAGAGAAACGCAAAAGTTTCTACCAAACATGAGCGAAATGCGTCAAAGAGAAGTAGTTAACTATTATCGTGCTAACCCTTAATCCCCTGGTTTTTTAGCTCATAAATAAATGTATGAGATTTGTAGGATATACAACCGTTGACCAACCACTGGTACCTAAGATTTTGCATGACAAAGATCTTGCTATTCAGGATCTTAAGAACAATTTCTTTACACGACTAGGTGAACGTGTAATGGATCCTGAATTTGGAAGTATTATTCCAATGATGGTTTTTGAACCAATGGATGATCAAAGCATCAGTGAAATACAAGCAGATGTAGAACGTATTGTTGGGTTGGATCCTAGATGGCGTTTAATAGATATGAATGTGATTGAAAACAATCACAATTTAACAATTCAATTAAAGCTATCATATTTAGACAGAACAGAAGAGGACCTTAGCCTCGCATATGAAAGAGATATACAGTAATGGCACAAGGAACTAGACAAAACACATTATTTGCGGCAGAGGATTTTACAGTAGTTTACGAAAGTTTTGCAAACAGCAATTTTAAAGCGTATGATTTTGATACCATTCGCACAGCAATGGTAAACTATGTGCAGAACACGTATCCAGAAGAATACAATGACTGGATTCAAAGTTCTGAATTTGTTGCACTAATGGACCTAGTGTCATACTTTGGACATAACCTTGCTTTTAGATTAGATTATGCTACTAGAGAAAACTTTTTTGGTACAGCTCAAAGAAGAGAAAGTTTAATTAGACAGTCAAATCTAATTAACTATAGAGTCAGACGTAATCTTCCATCATTTGGTTATGCAAAAATAGTTGACATACAAACCAATGAAATTGTGTATGACATCAATGGTACAAACTTACAGAACAGTAAAGTAAGTTTTGAAAATGCAACAGAATATGAAAATTTTATCACAATAATGAATGCTGTACTACAGAGTACAACTCCATTTGGTTCTCCTACCAGCAGTAAAACAATCAATGCAGAAAAATTTGATTTTTATAGATTGAACAGTAGTGCAGGTCAAACAGTATTTAAATTTAGTGCTACAGCAAACGGACAATCAGATAACTTTGAGTTTGTAGGTTTAGCGTATGACAACACTGGTGATTTTATTAAAGAATCAACTCCGTCACCTAGTGCTGGTACTGATATCATTTATAGAAATAACAACACAGGCATAGCAGGTGATAACACTGGTTTCTTTATAGGTATGAAACAAGGCACACTTGCATTTGAAGATTATGGAATTACTTCTCCAGTTATTAATAAAATTATTGACATTAACACAGCAAACATCAACGACACTGATGTTTGGGTACAAAGTGTTAATACTAATGGCACAGTTTCTGCCAATTGGACAAACGTGAGTGCATTAACTGGTAGCAATGTAATCTATAACAGTATAACGAATTCAGATAGAAATATTTTTAGCACAGAAAGTAGAAGCGAAAATGCAATAAGCATCAAATTCAGTGATGGTAATTTTGGTAACATTCCAAGTGGTACAACTAGAGTTTGGTTTAGAACCAGCAGAAATGAAACATACACAGTACGACCAGTGGACGTAGGCAAACAAACAATTACCATGGACTATACTGGTAATGATGGTAACAGTTACACAGCTACTATTGGTATACAACTTAAATCAAATGTTAACACAGCAAGTTCAGGTGAAACCAATGCTGACATCAGACTGAATGCACCACAGACATACAATTCACAAGATCGTATGGTAAGTGCAGAAGATTACACAGTATATCCTTATAGCGTCAGTAATAATATTAAAAAGATAAAAGCACTAAACAGAACACACAGCGGACACAGTAGATTTGTTGACAATATAGATCCAACTGGCAACTATCAAGATGTTACACATTTTGGAAATGACGGTATATTATACAATGAAGGTAAAGTAAAATCCACTGAATTAGCATTGCCTTCTACATTAAATAATATGGGCATAATTGAAAAGTATATCGAACCCTATTTAGGTGATGCAGAAGTAATAAATTTTTACTATTCAAAGTTCTCAGCAAAAACATTTAACTATACCAAGGCAACCACCAGCAATGGTACAAATGCATTTAAATGGCAAAAACAAAGTGGCGGTACTGGTTACTTGATTTCAGGTGTTGCTAATAATGTGCAACGAGTATCAACTGGTGCTTCAGGCAACTTGCGTTATTTTAAAACTGGCAGTTTGTGTGAATTTATTGTAGACACAAGCACTGACAAAAACTTTGTCGAAGGAGAAGTCAGCAGTATAACCACTGTTAATCAAGGAAGCGGATACTCAACTGTAACTGTAAACATAATTGGTGCTGGCACAGGTGCAACTGCATCTGCAACAGTCGTAAGTGGTTCCATTACAGGTATCACAGTAACCAACCCAGGATCAGGCTATGACGAATTTACAGTAGCACAAATTGTAGATTCAGGATCTGGATCAGGTTGTAGTGTTAAAGTTAATGTAGGCAGTTTAGAAACAATATGGGCTAGAGTTACAAACATCACTGCCGACGGACTAGGAGCAAATGATACCAATGGTAATAGCACAGGTATCAATGAAAATGGACTAGGAGCAATAGTTTTTAACAAAGAAATCAGTAACAATGCAAGATTAAAGCAGGTATGGCCTGTATGGAACACAAGATTTAGTTCAGCTGAAAAAACATCAATCAGTTCAGCATTGGCATTGAATCAAACATTTGGTATACGCTACGACACATTGAACAGCAAATGGGAAGTGGTAACAACCAATAATATACCTAGCAGTACAAAAACAAACAATGCAGTCAGTAATTGGAGTTTAACCAATGCTGGCGATACCAGTGGTGCAAATTTAGATCAAAGTTGGATATTAAGATGTGATTACAGTTCACTTAGACGTAGATTTATGGCAAGAACTGTACAATACATATTTGAAACTGCTGGCAGTACAAAGTTTTATAACAGTAATGAATCATTAAAACTAGATGCAGTCACTGGCAAGCCAAAAAGAGACAACATTAAAATATTAAAAGTAAACAACAAGTCAGACAACAGCGTTGCAAGACTAGGTGCAGATTATACATTTTACTTTTACGGAAACTTTATTGAAAAAGATGGACATACAGATCCTAAAAAAGTTAGACTTACTTTAGGTAATCCAGACAATGGCAACTTGCCAGATATTCCAAATTCATTTACTCTTATAAATGGCACAGATACAATTACACTAGGCACAGTAAAAGAAGATGGGTATGAGTATACACGCTATCTTTCAACCGGCAGTACTACTGTAAGTGGTCGTACAACACTAGATTTTCGTTATCAACATGTTGCAACTACAGATCAAAGAATAGATCCAGCATCTACAAACATAATGGATGTGTTTGTGCTAACACAAACCTATCACAGTGATTTTACAAATTGGATTAATTCACCTAGTCAGTCTGAAACTACAAAACCACTACAACCTAGCATTGATGATTTACGCAGACAATTTTCAAGTTTAGAAAGCAAAAAAAGTGCCAGTGATACCATAGTGTATAGACCAGTAAAATACAAAGTGTTGTTTGGTGACTATGCAGATTCGGCCTTGAAAGCAACATTTCGTATTGTAAAAGTACCAGGAACAAGTGCAACTGATACTGAAATTAGAAGTACAGTAATCAATGCAATCAACATTTACTTTGAACCATCTCGTTGGGAATTTGGCGAAACTTTTTATTTTACAGAACTTAGTGCATACATTCACCAAAGACTAGCAGGCACAGTAGCCAGTTTTGTTATTGTACCTCAAGACACAGAAAGTGTATTTGGTAGTTTGTTCCAAATTACATGTAACAGTGATGAATTGTTTATTAATGGAGCAAACACAGGTCAAGTTGAAATTGTAGACAACTTGTCTAGATCTAATTTACAAAGTACAACAGGTAGTTTTATTAATAGCTCAGAAACCACTGGCGTGTCAACAGGATTGTATAGTTCAACTTCAGGTGGCAGTGGTCTAGGCAGTGGTAATAGTGGAGGTTATTAATGGCTGAAGACTATAGTGCAAAGTCAGTAAAAGATCAATTGCCTGGCAACCAGCCCGGCAAGATTAAAAAAGTACAAGAAATCAAAGGTGCTGATTATCTACCACAGTATCTCAACACCACAGTAAATCAAAAACTGTTACAAAGCACACTAGATCAAATGATCAGTAAAGCATCATTTGAAACATTAGACAACTGGGTAGGTAAACAAAAAGGTGGTTACTATTCAGATGTTTCAGATCATATGGTAGGTACTGCTGATACATCAAAAAGATTTTACAATGGCTCACCTGCATTGGTTGTTAAAAATCCTGCAGATACAGACTCCATCAGTGAAATTTACACATACACAGACATGCTGTCTGATATTAATAATTTAAACTACGAAGGTAACAGACCAAACGGATCTAATTTTGGTTATACATATTCACCACCAATTGACTATGATAAATTTGTAAACTACTCAAACTATTATTGGTGTAAAGATGATCTACCAGTTATTAACGTAAAGCCAAATGTAAATTTTGATCCAGATGATATGATTGGACAAACTCGCTACAAACTAACCACTAGTGATATAGGAGATATCGATTTTCTAAACGGAATGAAAATTAAATTTGCTCCACAGGTAACTGAAAATTTCACAAGCACATCAGCTGACAAAACAATATCAGGTGCCACTGGCGCCAATCCTGTTGTGATTACCACAAGTGCTAACCACGGATTAGCAGATGGTGAACTTATAAACATTACAGGCGTAGTTGGTATGACACAACTGAATAACAATGTGTATTACATTGATGTGTTATCTCCTAACACTTTTGCTCTGTATACAGATGCAGGATTAAGCACAAGTGTTAACGGAGCGGCCTACACAGCTTATTCATCAGGCGGTACAGCAAAAACAGGTGGCAAGTTTACACTAGCAACCACAGGTTATTCATTGGTGGTAGTATTAGTTGGTGGAACAAGAAAAACTGTTACCACTCATTATGCAATTAACAGTACAGCATTAACATTTACACATGGCAACTTTCCAAACACCGGAGACATTGTGGAAGTGTTACACTTTAGAATGACTGATATAAATTACTATGGTAATACTTACATTGTTCACAATGTAGGCGATTCAATTGAATTGATGCAAACACAAGATGAAAATGGAAAAGCAATACTCAGCAGAATGATGTTGTATAGTGTGCATCAACCCAGCGGATTTGATATGGATCCACTGGATGACAAACCATATGATTACACAGAGATAGAAAACAGACTGCACGAATACGTTTGTATGGAATCAAATGCCATGGATGCCAATGCATGGAGTAGAATTAATCAATGGCAACATTATAATGCTATTGTTGAGTCTTGTCGTTTAACAGGTGAAGACTTTACAACTTATGCTTCAGATTCTAATAGAGCAAAACGTCCTATCATTGAATTTGAAAAAGATATAATTCTATACAACTATGGTGGTCATCCAACTGTTGGACAAAAGTATCCTTATCATAAACGCAATGTTGATTTTGTAATCAACAGATTTACAGGCACAGATATTATAGGACAAACAAACTATAATTTTTTTACTGGTATAATCAATTGGTCAAACAGTACAACATACAATCAAGGTGATGTAGTAAGAGAGTCAGTGGGCGGAAGTTATTGGTATTTTGAATCAAAGGTAGCCAAGAACCTAGACAATGATCCATTGGATGCAGACCTGGTAATAGACACAGCAAACTGGAAAAGGGTGTATGACAAAGGCATTCAAGACAACGATACTATACTGTTTTTAAATACAAATAACAGCACCTATGACAACAGAGTTTTTAAAGTAAGTGGTGTAGGTTCAACCATTGCTCTACAGCAGGTATTAGATCCTACATACAATGATAAAGTACACACAATAATGGGACCAACATATCCTGAAAATTTCAATGGTCCTGACCTAGTGTATTATGGTGGTGAATGGACTAGACCTCAACAAAAATTAAGCAAAGGTCAAGCACCAACATTTGATTTGTTTGATAGTAGCAACAATGAAATTGCCACTCATTATGCAAACAATGATTTTGAAGGCAGTAAAATATTTAACTACGTAATTTCAACAGCCGCCACAGAAGATAGTGCATTAGGATTTCAAGCCAAATACAACACAACTGCTGGTGCTAGTGAACTTGTTTTTGAACACCCTCTAGCATCAAAGCGTTATCAATATGATTTAAATTCAAATGCAAAAGATATCAGTGGATTAATGTATTATGCTAAACGCACAACTACCAATGATAATACAACCACTTATGCAGAAGGTTTTAGTCGAGCTCAAAACTTAGACAAGACATACTATGCTACAGAAACAGCATTGGTTACTTCTGATGATGCTGGCACAGCCACTATACCAGTAGGACAAAATCATATACAAAAACATGCTGATAAATTTATTTTTTCATACATGCAAGACAAATGGACTGTGTTTGAAAAAGATCAAAACACACCAGAAAATTATCACGGCATAACAGGATTCAATCCAAACATATATCTATTTGCAGGAACAACTGTTACCATACGTAAAGATTATGATAGCACAGAAACAGATCTATCTTTTGTAAAAGAAACAGACGGTACCACAGCCGCACCTGGTATAACTGTCACTGACAATGGTGCAACACTCAGCGTAGCCATTGATTCTAATAGTGCAAACTATGACAGAGTGTGCAAATACAAAGCCAGCGGATCTGGTTCGGGTGCAATGGGTAAAGTTTATATTGTAGATGAAGATACAGGCTATGCCGGAAATGCCGGTAGTTTTATACAGTTCAAACACACAGTATATAGAAATGGTGCAAGAACAGAAGATTATACCTTAGGTGCTGACAATACCATTGTAACAAGTTTGGCTGTAGGTGATATCATTGAATTAAGATATGTACCCAATGGTGCTAAACAAACAACCAGTAACTGGGCAACAGGTATTAATTTTCAACACAATCCAATTGGTACTGCTTTAGGAGAACATACACACGCTGACCTACGCAGACACTTTGGTGATAAAATCAGCAGTCTACCAGGCGAACATGCAAGTGTGGGTGGTGTAAGCAATTATTATGTGAGCAGTAAACAAACTGATTTTGGTGGAACTATACTACAGGGTAATCCTGCACAGAATATATCACAATACATTAAAGAAAATAACAGAAACACAGTACTTGCAATTCGCAATGTAATGAATGATTATGATCGTTTTAAAAATCAATTGGTAAGCAAAGCAAAACAGGTAGACGACACAGGAACATTTACAACAACTAGAGAACTGTTCAATGAAACAATGAATCAATTGAATGTTGGTAAAGACAATACTTTTAGATATGCAACTTCAGGCATGTGTTTCTTTTACAACTGTAAAAAACAGGACATCACAGTATCAGACACCACTGTAGAATTTTTTCTAGAAAACACAGAAAATTATGATTACACAACTACAAATTGTGAGGATCATATGTATATTTACAAAAAAGATTATGATGCCAGTGTTTCTGCTTATGTAGAAAAACTGCTAGTGAGAGACAAAGATTATACACTAGATGGTAATAAACTTACGCTGTCTTCGGCTGTTAATCTTAATGCAAGTGTACCAGCAGTATTAACCATAGATTATTACAGCAAATATGGAAACAGTTTTGTTCCGTGGTCGGCATGTAAACTTAACTTTCTAAAACCTATTGAACCAGAAATCACTGGCTTAGTATTAACCGGACACGACGGTGCTCAAAGAGCTGTTACAACTGCATTAACTGGTAATTTATATAGACCTCAAGAAGCAAACTATGATACCACTACTGCAATACTTTGGGAATTAGAAAAAAGAGTATTTGCTGGATTCACTGAAGTTAGAACATATAATGATGTAAAAGAATTTGTTCCTAGACATCCAGGTGGTTACTTGCATGGAGAAGGAACACGCACACAATGGGCTAAACGCTACAGAGCTGTGTTTGAATATTGGTTAGACAGCAACAATAAAATTTATCCAAGTTTAATTAATTCTAGTGCAGTAGCAAATTACAGCAATCAAAATGATGCAGACGGCGTTGCATTACCAGGCACAGAAGCAGGTGTAATTGAATATTACTGTGGCACTACAACGCCACTGGATACACCTTGGGAAATGTTAGGCTATAGAAGTCGACCAACTTGGTGGAATTCAAACTATGATTGGAAAGACACAGCCAATGGTGGTAATGATGCAAAACGGGCCGCATTGTTGGTAGCACTTAACAAAGGCAAATACACTAATCCTGCAGGCACAGAAAGAACAGATAGAAAATATGTGGTCAAACAACCAATTGGCAATTTGATCACTGTAGCAGGAGTACAACAAGATATTGTTACTGCTGGTTGGGCCACTGCAGGTAACACCAGAAAAGATTTTGAAATTGGTGACGGATTTACAGCAGAAGATGAATTTAAGAAAACAAGTGCATATAAGTTTGCATTGGTTGAAGCTGGATTTAGAAACGCACCACATACATTTTGGCAACAGTTTCACGATCCAAGTAGTGTGCTTCCTAGCAATATTATTAATAATAAAACAAAATCTAGACCAGCAGTTACTGATCCAGTATACGGATCACCTATAAACAAAGGAACATTAGATAAAATTACTATTACTAATGGCGGTTTAAATTACAGCTCTTCACCTACTGTAACAGTTACAGGAGATGGTGTTGGCGCCGTTGTTGTTGCCATTGTGTCAGGCGGAGTTATTAAAGGATTAAAAATTACTAATGGTGGTTATGGTTATAATAACGCAGGACTAACAATAACAGATACAACAGGCTCTGGTGCTATTACCACAGTAACAGTTAAAAAAGGCAGTATATACAAAACAACTGGCCTACTATCGTTGATTTGGCTACAAAATACAACTTCACAATTTACTGTAGACATACATGCTAGAAATCAATTGACAACTGCACAACCAGTTATTAATATGGAAGGTTACACAGACAAAAATGTTATACGAGTAAGAACACTAGGTAATAGTGTCAAGGCTCCATTTGTGATGCAAGACAATGACATTGATTTGGCTCTGCACAAAAGCTCAGCCAAAGTTAAACTTAATTTTAGTGCAGTTAAAGTAACCAAACTATCAGGTGGTTATCAAGTGTCTGGATATGAACCAGACAAAAAATATTTTGAATATTTTAGTTCTAATCAAGGTAGTTCTACAACTATAACTTATGGAAGTTTATCTGCAGAAATATTTGCTAATTGGGATAGAAAGGCTGTTCCAAGTCAAGTTAATTACGATTACATTTTTCCTGACTTGAATCAACTCGCTAACTTTTTAGCAGGTAGAACAGAATGGCTTATAAGCAAAGGGTTACAAACATTTAACTTCCGCGGTGTGGTTAATACATTACTTGAATGGGCCTCAACTGCATCTATCAATGGTGTGCATTTTGCACACGGAGCCAATGATATATTATTTAAAGACAGCTTAGATAGATTTTTAGACAGCATATTTACAACCAACAAAACTGTTTTGGTTGAAGATAGAACACAAACTTCAAATACTGCTGAATCTGAATTAAGCAATATAAAAGCAGTTCGAAATGAATTGGGTTCTAGAATATACACAAATGACGGCAATGCAATTCTTAGATTGAGTGTTGACTTTGTACAATGGGAACATGTAATTGTACTAGAAAATAAAACTACATTTAATGATGTTGTGTACAGACCAGACATTGGTATGGGGTTTGATGCATACAAACTAGAGGGTAGAAGAACAATAAATTGGAAAGGTGAACCTAGCACAAAAGGTTACCTAGTAGAAAATAATGGACTAACATCTAACTATGATTCAAGTGTTAGAGAAGTTGAAGATGATTATTTTGTTATTGATAGTAATGCATTGAATCAACAAAAACGTAAGATTGCACAAACATCAATTGGTTATAATAAACCAGAATGGGCAAACGAATTACCGGTGTCAGAAGATAATTCATTTGATTGGTATCGTAGTGCTATTGCAACCAAAGGCACAAAAGAAAATTTAAAAGCATTGAGTAGACACAATGATGTAGTCAATTCTGCCACAGATTCTTTTGATATCAATGATCAATGGTTATTAAAGTCCAGTAACTTTGCTGGCAATAATAGAACACATCTTGAACTAGAATTTAATGATGATTTGGTTATAGGTAATCCACAAGGTGTTAAACTTACAAACGATGGTAATGCAGATACTTTAAATGACGAAATTATTACACTACAACAAGATGATAAACGATTGATTACCAAACTAACATCACCTAATCAATTTACTTTAGGCAACAACTACTACTATCAAACTGATAGTACATTTACAGAATTTGATAGCTGGCTTAAGAATGCAGGCTATCCGCTAATGACTGAGGTAAATGAACAGGCACTAACAATAGATGATATATCAACATTATACGATGAAACAAAAGACTATGCAATCATTCTTGCATGGGATAATACAGAAAGTTACAAGCTAGGTGATAAAATTCGTTACCTAGATAAAGTGTATCAATGTAATGTAAGTGCAACAGGTTTTGATTCAACAAGAAATCCAATTACATGGAACGGTACAGTTAATAATCCTGTTATATTGCCAGGCGGTACATTGGTGATTGACAGTAACACAATTAATTTAACAAACTCTGTAACCACTGTAACATATAACAATATTGAAGTTACTTCAAACGCATCACCTGTTGTAAATGGTGGAGACACATTAATATTAGACGGAATAACAATTACATTTGCAAAATCATCTACAACAACATCTTATCCAGATTTTGCTGTGGCAGGTAGTACAATAAATCCATCCATTGTAGGTAGTGCTACAAAGACATTGATTATATCCGGCACTACTGTTAACTTCAATGAAACTGAAGCAACCACAGTTAACAGAGACTGGACTTATTGTGTTGGTGATCAAATGACCAGTGCAACTGTTTCAAGTGTAACGGCCGCAGATAGAATATCAGCATGGACAAATTTGAGAGCATCATTGCAGAGTGTGTACGGTAATGCAACAACTAGAACAAAACTTGACACTTACTTGAATGTTACTGAAGCAGGTTTTGATACAAGTGTGCTGGTTACTGAACACGGAGCAACTGGTAACGCAACTCTGCAAGGACATATTCTAACATTCTTAACACAAGATGTAACCATAATAAATGAAAAAGCAGGCACCAGTTATGTAACTGCAGATGTTTTAAGTGGCTCAACTCCAGTAAATGGAGCAGATGAAACAACCACACAAAATGCATTTAACCTTAGCTCATACACAGATGATATACACGCTTGGATAATAAACTCTGCAAATGACAGTACAGCAATAGCTGGTGGTATAATTGTTATGTCAGAGTCAGGCACACAATACAAAACATATTCTGCTTCAGAAATAGTCAGCAGAATTACATCAGCAGGCATTACAAACGTTACAGCATCTTTGGTAAGCAATCAACTCACAATAACCAGAGGTGGTAGAACAGCTAGTGATAAAGATTTAGTCATTGGAGCGGGTACTGCCAATGCAGAAGTTGACAACGCTGGCACTACGTTTCCATCAAGTGGTACATTAACTCACACAGGATCAGATTCAACAACTACATCAACTACCGCGGCATTGACTGTGTCTGAAGTGATTGATCAGATTAACTCAGCAAGTATTACCAACGTTGGTGCAGTATTACAAGACACAAACAAAGTTAAAGTTACAAAAACAACATCGTCGAGTGATCCTAATTTAACCATGTCAGGCACAGCAGTAACAGATTTATCAGGTGGATTTACAACTGGTACACTTACTGCAACAACTACAACATCTACTTCACAGGCAAGTTTAAGTGTAGGTCTTGTGGCACAAAAAATTAATGATGCTAGTATCACAGGCGTAACTGCAAGTGTGGTTAATAATAGAATAGTAATTAAAAGCACAAATGCTTCAGGTATAATGTCTAGCACACAGGCCGCATTAGATTTAGGTATCAACAGTAACATCCTAGGCGTTACTAGAAATGCAACAACTTCAATATCAACAAATACATTTGATGCAAGTGAATGGACAGTTATCCCAGAACCACTGCTAGAATATATTTGGGTTGCTGATGATACAAACCTAAATTTTACAACAATCAATGGTAGTATAACAGGAAAGTTTAACGGCTGGAATGTATTTAAAGTAATGGACATGGATCTATATGCTTCTAAAATATGTGCCGCGGTTACAACAGGCACTGGTAATGATGCTGAAGTACAATGTAATAAAGCACACAATCTACAAAAAGGCGACATAGTATTACTACTAAACACAAATTGTAAACCAGCTATAAACGGATTTCATACTGTTACCAGCACAGACACAGCAAGTACAGCCAAATTTTATATAGATGAATTCATTGATCAAGATGCCAGCTTTGCAAAAGTTTTAATTCTCCGTCCTGTACGTTTTACCACTGATGCACAAAGAGATAGTGCATTAAGTTTAACAACACATTATTCATTTGATGAAGGCAACTTTATATGGGTAGATGGTACAACACAATTTAAAGTATACAAAAAAGATGCTGATGCTACTTGGATAACTCAACGTACACAAGGCAATAATCATGTTGCACCAACAACTATACAAAGTTCAATATTGCATGACCAAGCCAATGTGTTATCAGAAGCTGAAGCATATGATCCTTTCAAAGGTATAATACCAGGATTGGCTGACAAAGAAGTTAATTACAAAACAATAAATGATCCTGCTATCTATACATCAAGCACAGATACAACTGCACAAATAAATCAACAGCAAGCCTGGGGCAGTAACTATTTAGGTAGTGTATGGTGGGATACCAATAAAGCAATTTACATCGATTATGAACAAGATTCAATTGAATATAGAACACAGTATTGGGGTACGTTGTTTAAAGGTGCATCAATTGATGTATATGAATGGACAAGATCAGATGTGGCTCCAGATCAATATGCAGAAAGTGTAGCTTCAGGCAAAGTTATAAATGGATTGCCATTAACAGGTGAAGCATACAAAGTAATAGATTCGTTTGGTAATGATTTATACTACTATACAGAAGTCGATGAATATGATCCAGTTACTGGTGGTGTTATTACATTTTACTATTTCTGGGTTAAAAATAAAACTAGTATACCATTGAACACAGATAGAACCACTAGTGTTTTAAATATTGCTAATCTTATCAAAAATCCAACTGCACAAAATGTTAAATGGCTTAATGCTACAGGACAAGATAGTTTTATTGTTGCTAACTTGCGAGATGATACAAATGAGAAAACAGTATTGCAAATAACTAACATCAGCAATGAAGACAATCAACACACTCATTGGACACCTATTATTGAAAATGATACTGCGGTTCCAGAATATTTTCATAGACGTTTGAAAGACAGTCTAAGAGGCAGTAATGAAAATAAAAAAGAAAAAACTTATAAAGCAGAGTGGGTAAACACCACAGCATATTCAAAAGGACAGGTTGTAAGTGTAGATGCTCCTATTCCAACTATTAAACTTGCCATAGCAACAAAAGCCACCACACAAAGATTTTATAATAGAGGCGATACAAAAACTTTTACTATCAATGGTAACCAAACTGATAGTGGACAAATACTAACACTACAGCGTGGGAAAACATATTTGTTTGATCAAAATGATTCAACCAATGATACACCAATTGTGTTTAGTCCAACATTTGATGCATACATTTACAACAAGCCACACTATTATCAAGTCAGCGAAGGTGTAACTTATTTCTTAGATGGTGTTGTAACTTCATTGTCTGCATATCAAACAGCAATAGGTACTGGATCAAACACACAAGATAAAAAAGTTCAACTTAAAGTATTATCTAACATGCCAGGCACAGTATGGTATGGCGCCAATGGATCCAACATTGCATGTGGTAATCATATGCATATTATTAATGAAGAAAAAGATGAGTTACCTTCTTACTATATGAGTTTGATTGACAATAACACAAACGTACAACCACAAACAAACAGAAGTGCATGGCGTAGAATATACAATGTGGTTGATGTTGATGAGTTAAATGAAACTATTCAAATACCTGAAGAAAGAATGGTTCCTGATTTAGATTTACATCCGTTTGATAGGATTGGTGAAAGCATACGACCAAGCAGAAGTTGGTTCACATATAAAAATATCAGCAGAAGAGAAGTTGTTAATAAACTTAACAATCTATTGATTAATACAAATCTTGTAGACAAGTGTCCTAATTACAATGTATACTTAGATGTAACAGTAACAGTAGGCTCTAAAGATTATACAGTAAGTGACTATTGGGAAAATGTTGATTGGTTTGCAGATACATTTGATAAATTTGTTATACCAAACAGAACAGTTACAGAAATTACGCCTTTGCTCACAAGTGGCGATGCAAATCAATTGACCGGCCAATATGAAGGCGAATATGTGTTAGCAAAAGATGTATTACACACAGATGGTATTAAACGTGATAGCATTTTTAGATATAACAGTACAACAGGTAAATGGGATCCTGTTTGGAAAGAAAAAGGCACAATACAATTAGATGATCGTTTATGGGATCCAGTTACTGGTGCATATGGACTAGATTCAACTGGATTTGATAATGCAGGATTTGACCCGGATCCAATACATGAATTCAGTAAAATTATAGATTGTTTCCGTGATAATATTCTAAGTCAAGCAGATTATAATAAAATTTGGTTTGCTGGTATATATGATGCAATAAAAGAAATGCCAAACACCGAATGGATTAAAAAGACAACATACATAGTTCCAAAACTTAACAAGCAAGTTAACACAACAGGACGTATTGGTTATGATGCTGTAAACATATTAGAAACATACATAGACAAAAATAAACCTTACAGTACCAAGTACAAAGTTAATCCTTCATTGTTCCAAGATGAAAAGACTGTGTTAGATAAAGGATCAGCAATTATCACTGAACAGTCACGTAACATGGCAATTACTGAAAAAGTAGAACAACACACAGACAATCAATTTTCAGAAAGACTGGGCGGAACGGCTGTGGTAGCACATGCACCATTAGAATTTGATGATGTTGATATTGTTAAAACTTTTAATTCTGTAGATCACACAGTTAGAAGAAATCCAATTATTGCAAGTTGGCAACACAGTTCAGGTAATGTGGTTGCACCTGCAGATGCAATAAGCGAAACTGAACATTTAATTAACGTACCAGCAGATGTAGAAAAAGTATCTTGGCACGATGATTATGTTTACATTAGAACAAGTGGTATAACTGATGCATCAGGTGGTCCTGCAACTACCATAGCACCAGATACTGAAGGCACAGTAGTAGATCAAAGACCAACGAGTGCAACACAATTTAATTGGAAAATACCAAGAACACCAGTGGCGGCGTCAGCCTGGCCTACAAGAGATGATGGTCCAATTGGTGTGTTTACAAATGGTGTAGCAATATTTTCACCGCGAGACTTCGAGCCAACCAGTACAGGAAGTATATACTATAGAAACGAAGCCTACCTAAGAAGAAACAGCATGGATGCAAACAATGGTACTAGTTGGTCAAGCAAAGGCAACTACGAACCTACTGTTAAAGGACTTTACTATCATTATGATATGCCAGGTGAATATGCTTCACAAGAAGTAGCAACTAAACACTCTCCTATCATAGGTTGGTCATTGGATGGATATCCAATTTATGGTCCATATGGTTTTACAAACACAGACGGAACAGGTGCTATACAGAAACAAACCAGTAGTTGGGTGTTAAAATCAGGTACAAGAACCGGACTAGGCGCACCAACAGGTGCGTATGATGGATCATACACAGCAGATTATCAGTTCAATGGTTCTGGTACATTAGATAGACACAATGGTAGATTTGCAGTAACACCAGAATTTCCAGATGGTGTGTATCATTATCATGCAACCCCAGGAGCATATCCATATTTTATAGGTGACGAATTTTATGGACATAAAAATGGTAGCACAATTTATGATGGAACAACAACTATTGATCCATGGCTACCACATCAAACTAAAGCATATGACTCACATGATATTACAGCAAATGGTGGAACGTTTAGTAATGTAGATGCTGATTATACATACTTTTGGGACGGACAAGGCTTCCTTAACCAATACGAAATACATGGTAATGCACAATACAAAGTAGACTTTAACGAAGCTCTACAAATTGCAGTACAAACAAATGCTACTGGAAATACTGTTACAGCAGATACTAGAAGTTTTATATACTTCCAAGATGATGATAACAATGTTTATAGTAGTG